GTTATGATTACTAATTAATCATAACAACTAATTAATCATAACAACTAATTAATCATAACAACTAATTAATCATAACAACTAATTATATTAAAAGTTAACGTTAAGTATACAATATTATCAGTACATTTCATCCCCATCATTGTTTTCATCGTAACCAACATCGTCATATTCACTTTCAATTACTATCTGGTCAATTTCTGCCTGCATATCACCCTGAAGTTCGTTTCGCATGTTTTGATCATCGGTTTCGACCTGTTGTCGTTCTTGGTCGTAAGTTTCTTTGTCATATACCCATAAATTTTTCTGAAGTCCTTTTCCCCATTCGTCTCCCAATTTTGCATATTTTTTCAAATTATCAACTTCGCGAGCTTCATCATCCATCGCTCCAAGTCGATTCAGTTTATCCATCTTTTCCTTTTCTTTTGACCTATTTATCTTTTCAACAAGAGTAGGATATGTGAATACAGTTTTCTTCTTTTCTGCAGAAATGAATTTACATATGACACCAATTAGTTCAGTAAGGAATAATCGTTCGGTCAAACTTATATTCAGATATTCGTGTAGCGACTTGTAGAAACAGTATTCAAATAAGTCTTGTACACTAATTCGATCAGTAGGTTCGTCGCGAAGTATTTTACGTGCTATTACAAAATATTCGCTAATGTGTTGTAAAACGTTATTTGTGCTTTCATTTAATACACTCGTGGCGTTGTGTTTTGACATATCATTTATCTTTGCAAACTTTTTCACTATTTTGTTTGTAATGTCGTATACATGGGCCTCGGACAAATTCCAATGTTCGGGTATGACACGCGAACTATAAGAATTTTCACTTGACAACATATTTGGAAACACACAACATAGATATCTCAGACTGTTCATGCTAAAAGTTATTTCATGAAATGTAGTTTCAGCGTTATCTTCATTTTCTTCATTATCTTCGTTTTCTTCATTATCTTCGTTTTCTTCCATATTATCATCTCCAAAATCTACTATGGATTGAACGTCTTTAACAAAATCATTAAATGAACGTTTTGACATGTTTGTTTTCATTGTATTCAAAACACCATTCTTTAATGATGTTATTGTATTGATGGAATCACTTTTGTTACCGTATATGAGTTGGAAACCCTCACTGTTGCGAACCTGTTCTCCGTCTTTGCTATCCGAATCCCTTTCATCGTCGGCATCTCGATTATTGTCTTCTTCGTCACTCTCATCTTCATTGTTCTGTTTATTAGTTTTCATTGATTTTAAATGCTGGTACAATGTTTCTTCGACGTTAACCATATCATCGGTGACTGATGCGACCGGTGTTATCATGTTACGTCTACTCTTAGTTGCAACCAAATTCATTAAATGATCCAATGAATATTTTACATTATTTGCTTTCAACTCTTCTATTTTTTGCTCTGTCGTTTTATTTTCATTATCATTGTTTCGTTCTTTGCAAAATGAACGTAGTTCTTCACTTTCATTGTCTCCTTCGCATATAGTGATAAACGCGCGGTAAATAGTATCTTCCGAATACTGATCCAAAATTTTAGGAAACTTTGTTTTAGTGTCAGCAGAAACAAAGAGTATTCGGGCAACACCCAATTGTTTGGCTCTCTTTCTTGATACGTTCAAGCGTGATTCCTCTTTAATCAACTCAGTAATCGAAGGATTTTCTCTTTCAAAGTATGCGAATGGTCGTTTATCATCACTCCAACAGCACGCGTTTTCAAGGTAAGGTTCCTGTGCGGCATTGGTTAATATTGCACGTTCTTTCGCTACATATTTCTCGACACTTTCTTCAATCAAAGATTGAACCTTAAGTGACAGATAAATGCTCTTTGTTCGTATTGCATTTATTTTATTATCTTGCGACTTCTTTCCGCTCCGCATATCTCCTTCAAACACGTCTAAAAATTCTGGAGGTATCGCGCTAATTGTTTTTATATTTACTCGTGTAAGTAAAGGAAGAAAACCTGTTTTGGAGCCCGACTCTTCGTTAATTTCAATATTTTCGTTATTAGTCGCGTTTATTAAACTTGCCCGTTTGTTGGCAATACGAGAACTCACCTCGCCTGATCTAACAATGTGCTTTTGAAGCATGTCTAATATTTCCTTTATCATTGTTTTGGGTTTTGTTTTTTGTATTGAATTCCATGGTTCTATGGAGCTTTTAATTTTATGTGCAACGCAAACCATATACTCAATCCCTTTCTGATTACTTTCCTCGTAGAGAGGATAACCTTCGAATGACTTAATACAACCCGGATGTTGCTTACCAGTTCTGATTCCTGGTATACTAGTTTGAATGACAACTAGCAAATATGACAAAGTAAGGAGAATAATTTTTTTGTTTTTGTATACTTCATATGGCTGTAGCTGTTTTGACCCCTCTTTCTTCATTGTCTTCTCCCTTGCCTTTTCGTACTTCTTCTTCTCGAAAATAATATCTCGATTATCCATCATTTGTATAACATTTCTCACAATAAAATCGGTTTCTCCATCAAAACCTACTCCCAAAAATCGTCCCATCGCGTTTGTCACTTGAATAACCACATTAGAATCGGAATTTTCATATTGTAATTCTTCTTTTTGTTCTAAAAGGAGTGAGTCATCTTCTAATATTTCGCGAGTGCTTATACGAAATCCTTCATCTGTAAATCCTTCTTGCGCATCAAACGAACGTTGTGCAATAGTATAACCACTATATTTGTCAACCCATACTGACTCATCATCGCCCAAAACCCCTTGCCTGTCGCATACTTTTCCAATAGCCGCCAAGTAATCTTCACCGTTTATGAAAGCAGAAGAAATTTCTTTGTAAAATGCAGGAAGAAGTTTAACTTGAGTCTTTACACAATACAACCACCAATTACTCTCACCATCGTTAATATTTGAAGGACGAGTGAAGTTATTAATAAAACGAGCAAGATTACCCTGCTTTTTGGCGAAGTCAGATTGACCAAGAATCGCGTCTCGTAAAGGCTCATATGGCGAACGTTCAACTTCTAAAGATGGGTTCATCAAGACATCATCTTCATCGTTTTCATTTGAGGATGCTTGGAATTTAGATTTACGTTTGGCTACTTTCACCGCATTTGCCGCAATAACAAATTTTAGAGCCTTCTTATAAGCAGATTCTATTTTCCTTGTGATTTCTTTTCTATTGGCTTCAAGGGCCGCATCAAAATTGCGAATGATTTCTTCTTCTGCGTCATTTATAAGANTAGTTCTTGCCATCTCATTATTCATACACTTGTTGTCCAACGAAATACAATCATTATTGAAATTACAAAATAGTTTGGTTTCGTCGCTTATTAGACCTGCATTTAGTGTTTCGTCGGCGATCCAGTTATCGTTTGTTCGCACATAGTATTTTAAGGTGTCTTCGTTCTCTAAAACCGCATAGTCACCGTTTTGAATAATTCGTTTTCCAAGCAGCATTGCGGCGGCATCCCGCGATGCCTCATTCGCTTTCAATCCATTTACCTGCTGTAATTTAAGAGACAAGAATGACGTTTTTTCGTTTTCATTAATATCTTGTAACTCGCTCTCGTATTCTTTGATTACGTCATAATATGTGTTATCATATTGTTTATCAAAATAAATATTAGTTTTACCATTATCCATCTGTAACTCATCAAATGAAACATACTTTTTCGCAATGACATACTTATTACATTCTTCNCCCTTTCCATCAATATTACTCACCATACTACGTTCTCTTTTCTCTTTTACCAACTTTTCGACTTCCTCGTTTCGTGATGGATCATTTGAAANAATCAATGAAGTTGCAATCATTGAAAATGCGGCATTCAATAACTGACATCCGTCAATTGCCATCATTCGTGAGTATATTTCATCGTCCGTTAACATTGTCTGTCCTACAAGTGTGCTAATATCGTATCCATTCATTACCTCATTGTATATGTTAGGACTCATTTCAAACATGTATTTCAGACGTGACTCTACATCACTTGATTTCACATCCAATACAGATAACGACTCTTTGTTAGTGTTCAACATTTGTTTGTGTTCTTTGATTTTCTCATTGACAAACTTTATGATATTGTTGTATTGTAATGACGATATGTCTTTTTCATACACCAAAAATGGCTCCATGTGTTTTATAACTTGAAACAATGAGAGAGTGCCTTCAATTTGTGGTTTAAAAAGGTTGAAAAGTTGTAAGGTTTTGGGGACAATGTTGTCGAGGTACTGGCGATATTGTTCTTCTTTTGAAATATTATCTGGTATTTCATCATTGATAGCTGGTTTAAAGTGTGTAATTGTTTGTGTGAAACGTGATTTGTCGTAAGCTTCAGCAGGAGAAGTTGTCTCAACGTAGATTTCGTTAACGTTGGTATTCTTCTTCAACAATCTCCAGTACTCGATAAATGAACGATTAAGGTCCGCCTTCACCATTATGTTAGAGCCTGGTAGAGTAATGCGTGAAAACCGAATTGTTGCCTCAGGAAGTGATATAAATGATTTAATCATTATTTTATCATTTTTGGTCGCCTTTTTCAAACGCGTTTCGAACTTATTTGTTTCTAAAACATCAAGCGACATGGTATAATCTTGTGCGAAGAATTGAGTTTTTTTCACACTACCATCAGGCATTTCGCCACATCGGTCGACCTTTCTTGTAATCATTTTGTCCCCTTGTAAAACTGAAGTGGAAAAGTCTTTTGAATAGAAGCTTCCAGTGGTTGGATTATCAATTATTGCCGTGATTGGTGTAACCACCTCTTTGGTTGNCATCGCCTCACTCGCATATTCATCGTTTTCGTCAAAATTTGTAAAAGGCGTTGACAAAACATGCGATTTTTTGAGCATTCCGAGATATTTATTTTCGGTTCCAAAGGTGTTGTTTTTGTAATTTTCCATATATTCATGCTCTTCACCTCGGGTTTGTGCCAGTGTGTGCAGCTCTACATCAGGAAACGTGTCGTTCATCTCAGTGTCAAAATTGGCATTATATATTTTCTTTTTCATCATCGCAACAGGTAACATCCAATAAAGCTTTTCATTTAATGTTTGGAGAGATTCAACAAGTGGTTTGTAATTACCACCTTGTATCTTTGACTTGATAGCGTTATTTTGCGAATCAAACACAGAGTACTCGTCCCTAAGTTCTTTAAAACGTTCAATCATTATCTGTATATCGCGGAGCACTTCAGGTGTCCTTTCGGCATTTGGAAGTCTTGATAACATCACGTCTAACATGTCATCGGTTTGTTTCTCAATTCCATAACGCTGTTCTGATTCTGGAAGCTCAACAACTTGCGAAACACGACCTAAATCCTCACCAAACTCAATATCATCTATCGCAAACACCAGGTCCTCCATATTCACATTAGCATCAGTTTCTGGTTCAGTATCTTGTTGTGTCTCTTGTTGTGTCTCTTGTTGCGTCTCTTGTTGTGTCTCTTGTTGATCTTCTGATTGAATAGGTGTTTCGGGTTCTTCTTCACCTTTTACTTCTTCCACCGTTTCTTCTTGTCCNAGTGCCGAACTCGTCGTTTTCGGTCTAATTGATGTTTGTGATGGTTTTTCTCTGATTTCAATCTTAGTTATTGGAATATCTCTAGGAATCCCCTTGTAAGCAAAATCAATGTAAAGAACGTCACCATCAATCGTTTTTATTTCTATTTGATCGTTGTTCAAATCGGTTATTTGACCGATAATAACTATTGGTATTTCTCCTTCCAAATATATATTAATCCATTGGTTTGTTACCAATCCATTTTGCATCGCATAACCCGGTTCATCTTGGCGATTTAATATGTTGATTGCTGAAATGTTAACGTTATCTAATATTCCATCATTAATTTGTAGTGTAAGATCAGTTGTTTCATTTACTAAATGTAATTTATTAGAATCAATATATTTGATAAACAATATTTTTTTGTTTATTGTATCATCGTCCTCCGCTTCAATCTCGATAATATCACCCAACTGAAGAATAACCCTGTCTTCCGATTGAGATTCTTCGCTCATTATCTTATACATACAGTAGAAATTTATATCAAAAACAAGATTAAAACATTATAAAGACAAAATATTTTTGCTANGTAACTATCATGGCGACTTATGATTTGTCACTAATTGAAAGTAATGACATTGTAAATGAAAGCAAAGATAAAAATGAAAATGAAGAAAAAAAAGATATTTTGAATTTTCCATCGCAGAATCACGAGACAATGATTAAAGAAGGATATTTGAAAAGACGCACATTTCAATGCAGAGATAAAGAATATTGTGTAATTCGCTATGCAAAGAAAAGATTGGAACCTAAAAATATAGGTAGTGTTGGATTGTTTAGATCGGTTATATCGCGAGACGGAAATATTAAGGCTTTCGCGCCACCTAAAGGCATTGATAGTAAAGACTTCTTTATGCGTTTCCCATTTAACGAATGCCTAGTAGAAGAATATGTCGAAGGAACAATGATAAATATGTTTTTTGATGAAGATTGGGAAATATCCACACGGAGCAGCGTAGGTGGTAATTTTGGCTTTTTTCAAACTAACACAGGTGAAAACATAATGACATTTCGTTCCATGTTTTTAGAAGCTTGTAACAATGCGAATTTTGACTTTGATATCCTCAACAAAGATTTATGTTATTCGTTTGTTCTACAACATCCTAGAAATCGCATCGTAACACCATTTACAGAGACAAATATTTACTTAATTGCTTGCTACAAAATAGACAATGAAACCAAAAGAGTAAGTGTAGTTCCACTTGAAAACACAATTCATAGTTTTGAACACACACTAATTCGTTATCCTCAACCCATCTGTTGCAATGTAAATAATTACGATGAGCTCGAAACAATGTATGCTTCATCAAAAGTTGACTATGTAAATGTCGGCGCAATGATTTACCATAAAAGTTCTGGAGCGCGAACCAAAATAAGAAATCCAAACTATGAAGTGGTTCGTAAATTACGAGGAAACACTCCTAAAGACCAGTTCAGATATCTTATACTTAGAAACGAGCGAAACGTAATGAAATATTTAAAATATTATCCTGAAGATAAATCTAGCTTTGAAGTCTACTGTAAACAGGTAAACGATTTCACAAAGAGGGTTTTTGAACACTATGTTGAATGCTACATTCAAAAACAAAAACCTTTACTCGAGTATCCGTATCAATTTCGAACACACATGTATATGCTACACCAAATATATCTTACTCAGTTGCGTGACAACCGTAAACACGTAACGAAACAAGTTACCATTGATTACGTTAACTCTTTACCTCCTAGCAAATTATTTTTTTCGTTGAACTATAAATCCGATGAATAAATGCTTTATGCGGTTAGGTAATTTTTCCATTACGATGATTAAATTAACCATCGCAATGAATGAAATATACAATGAATGAAATATACAATGAATGAAAAATATTAATATGTTACCTTACTCATATTACTTTAGTCGTTCCTGACCTGAAGAATTTTGTAATAAATATACAGCCCGTAAAAGTTCTTTGCAACAATGTCAAGCAAATTGTAACTGACATTTTTCAGATTCGCTGGAAAGGCTGCCGCAACACCGTATAAACTCCATACACTCAGTAAAAACATAAATAATTTCTCTCCCAAAACAGATTTTTTCCCGAAATTGTTGTAGATCAGTTCAAACGACTTTGCGAAAAATACAAAACCAACTGGAATTGATATGTATTGTGATAAAATATTCACCTCGCCTAAGAATCCGAATACTAACATACCCAGATTGTAGGCAAATATTGATAGTATTTCATTTTTGTATGTATTCAAAAATTTGAGTGTTTCAACCGGTTCCTCTTTAAGTTTACCCTTTTCTTTCTGTTCCTGATATTTCATAAACATTATGGTGGACAAAAGCATAGTTGGGGTCGTGATTACCCAGTCAATATATCTACGCGAAGTCATTACATCAACGTTTAAGACAGCGTAAGCAATCCATATGTAAAAGACTAACTCCACGAATTGAACAACGGTTTCAAGTGTTAGAATATCCGATAAGATTTGGTGCTGTTCTGGAATCCTTATAAAAAATGCCTGCAACGGTATGATTCCAGTGATTATTTGCATGACAAGTGAAAACCAAATCGTTTTTGTTACCAAATTTTTGCTTATGTTCATTTATACATTCAGGAGAGAAATAAAAAATATATTAAATGTTTGAACGGGAAACATATTTATTGTATGCGTGGGATGCTATTATTGCTCCTCATCTGGAAAGTCATTACCAATTTTACTAAAAATATCTGATGCAGTATCACAAACCTGTTGAATTAAATCTTCAACATCTTTCAACGTTCTAGCCTCTTCTACAAACGCTATTCGGATTACACTGACATCAATGTGTGGATGGGGTTTTCGAAATCCACAGTAATTCAAAGGTCGCTTATCGTTTGTGGCTCTACTATAATGGTCATTGTACAATACAAATTCAATAACTTTTCCCAAGGTATAATCTTCACCTTCTAATACGATATCGTACGAATTTGGAATAGTAGTATTTGAGGTAGAAACCAAACTTTTCTCCACCGTATCTCGTTTGAACTTTTCGATTTTTTGCATCATCACGTCGATTGCTTTGCGAACAATGGCATCCGTTTCAAACTGTCCTACCGTCTCGACAACGAAATCAAACGAATCAAGCTTTACTATACGTTTTCCTTCCAACAACCGCCAGTCCATTTCTGCGCTTTTTATTTCTTCTTTACTTTTATTGTCACCTTCCATCTCTTTCTGAATAGTATTCCATGCCTTTTCGATTTCCTCCTTATCGGGCGTAGCGGCGTAAGCGCACGTTGATACAACATTAAATGCGCCATCTTGTTTCGCAGTTCCAATATCAAATTTAAGTGTTAACTTGATATGTTCGCCAGCCAAAACATCTGAAAGTTTTGGCCTCAACCGAACAATGTCAATGTAATCACCAGTGATTTTGTCTTTAGGGAATATTTCTGCAACCGCTTTTTGGTCAAGATAACTGTCTGATTCCACATTTCTAATTTTGAAGTCGCCTGTGGTTGCATATATAATTTCTTCTGTGTTGTTCACAACGTCAAGTTCAACCACATGATCTTGTATCGGAAAGTTTACATCAGTAATGTGAATCGGAATACAACTAATTCGTTGTTTAATTAATTCGTTATTCATACGCGAGGTGTTTATGTGGATTGTGGCCACATTTGCATCGTGAGGTGTTGTGCGAAACACTACACATGGAATTTCGGATAGTATTATACGACGAAGAGCGTTAGCAATGCTCACATTTGCGTTTGAAAGGGTAAATCGCAGATAATCGTTGTCATCAATTATTTTATCGGATACTAACGGCTCCATACTTTCTTATACTATTATGAAATATAATTAAATCAATTTTGTTAAAATTAGTTTAAAATAACGCGAGTTAAAATAATCACGGATATATAATGAGTTGCATCCTTTACTACAGTAACTATTCGGATAGTTGTAAAACCATGTTACAGGTTTTCTCACAGTCCAGTGTTAAAGATGACATGCATTTCATAGCATTAGACAATCGTGTTAAAAAACCAAACGGAGCAACTTATGTTGTTTTGTCCAATGGCCAGGAAATTCTATTACCACCAACGATTACAAAGGTTCCGGCATTATTGCTTCTGAATCATGGTCATCGTGTGTTATTTGGTGATGAAATATACGACCATTTGAAGCCACAGCAGGAAAAAATGAATCAGGTGGCCACTGATAATAATGGAGAACCGCATGCTTTTGCACTTGGTTCAAATGGATATGGTGTGGCTTCAGATTCGTTTAGCTTTTTGGACCAAGATTCAAACGAACTATCGGCAAAGGGTAACGGAGGAATGAGACAACAGCATCATTATGCTGGTATAGAAGATAAATTCAACATCGAAACACCACCAGATACTTATACGGCAGATACGATTGGTTCTGTGTCAATGGAACAACTCCAAGAAAAAAGAAATCAAGATATGCGTAGTTAAATATGTTTATTCATTTATTCATTGATTCATTTTTTCATTTATTCATTTATTCAGTGATTTTATAATTTGTTGAATTTATATGTTCTTATAAGTTTATTGGTTTAAAAAAAAAGAACTTATAAATGTAATATGGATGCGAAAATGATTCTCAAGACATTCAATGATCATTTTGTGGAATTTATTGATGACGTGCAGTTGGTGTTTCCGAACAACGATGACATCGCAACAGTGAGAGAATCTCTTGTTTCGTTTAGAAAAGCGAATCCTCGTCTCGTTTTATTAACATTTAGACAGAGTGTCATTGGTCAGTATCGCGATGAAATAACGAAAGGTGATATTAAATTTTTCATTGATAAAGACTACAAGCAAGACCTTGGTAATCATGGTAGTGCACAAGTCATCCTAGAAAAGATTGACTGTCTACGTGAACCCGTTAGAAATATGACTGAACAAGATCAACAAAAAGTAATCAAATATCTTCAAAATTTAACAAAACTATGCGATATGTATCAGCAATAAATTACCTGATTACATATTCAGAGTAAATTATTTAAGGGGAAAAAGTAATAATATAATACATTATACAAAATGATAAAGAGACTGATGTTTTTGATGATTACAATATTAAATAATAATTACAAAGTCAACTCATTTATACATTCAACCCACATGTTTACAAAATCAACAAATAAAGCAATGACTTTACACGACAATGCTAATGAATATGTTCCTGATCTAGAAAAGAGAAATTTGATGAATAATATACTTGTTACTAGTTTATACGGTTCATGTGGACCTCTATTATATGGTTATTTTAATTTTTTTGCCCCTACCACTGTAAACAATAATCAAGGCGGTTTGGTAGCAAAAGACAAGAATGGTAATGAAGTAAGATTAGAAACTTGGTTACAAAATCACAACTATCCTAGTAGAGATTTAGTACAAGGATTAAAAGGAGATCCCTATTATTTAATAACGACAAAAAGAAATGGCAAGGACGCATTAGAAAATTATGCTTTAAATGCAATATGCACGCACCTTGGTTGTGTAGTCCCTTGGAATGTTGCTGAAAATAAATTTATGTGTCCTTGTCATGGTTCACAGTACGACACTACCGGCAAAGTTATTCGCGGTCCAGCACCACGTTCTCTTGCATTAGCAAATGTGGAAGAAAATGACGGAATGCCTGTTTTATCGCAATGGACTGAAACCGATTTCAGAACAAACGAATCTCCGTGGTGGATTTAATATAATTCATAATATTTTCATAAAAAAGGTTTGTTTATGAAAATTATAGAACATATTATTATTAATATAAATATGATAACAAAATATTAGTATTTTGTTGGTTATAGATGAATATAAATATTTGGAATAGTTTGATTTAAAAGTATAAGTAGTGTAACCAAATATGTCCAACGCAGGTGAAAATGATCAACCAGTCGAACCCGATGAAACAACGGAGAAGGAGTTTGGAAAAATCATCCATGATTTTTTGAAAGATTTATTAAATACTTTTCCAGAGATTGCTCCTTTGTTGAACGATGATTTAAACGTCATTGCACACGCAAACACGAATAATGATGTTGCCACTCAGAACATTTCTAATGTGAAACTTGCTTGTGAGAAAATTTATCCGGAAAAGTTTTTTGACATTTTATACCAAAACACAAAACTATTTGAACAAGAGACCCCTCTTGAACTTCTTCCCGGCATTGATTTCCGTCCTCTTTGGAAGGAAAACATTAGTGATAATACAAGAGAGACAATATGGAAATATTTACAACTCATAATGTTTTCGGTAGTGTCAGATTTATCTGATAGCAGCTCTTTTGGTGACACAGCAAAATTGTTCGAAGCAATCAACGAGAACGACTTTAAAGCTAAACTAGAAGAAACGATTTTACAAATGCACACATGTTTCGACGTAAGCGGGTCTACATCTTTTGATTCGTCCGGTATAAACCTTGAAGATTTACCGAATCCTGATTCCATACACGAGCATGTAACCGGTATGATGGACGGAAAGTTAGGCAAGCTTGCTAGGGAAATCGCAGAAGAGACAGCAGGTGAATTGGAAGTTGACATGGAAGATGAATCGTCTGTAGGTGATGTGTTTCAAAAACTACTACAAGAACCTACCAAGCTTATGGGTTTAGTGAAGAAAGTTGGCGGAAAACTAGATGAGAAGATAAAGTCAGGAGAGATAAAAGAAAGCGAATTGTTATCTGAAGCAGGAGATATTATGGAAAAAATGAAAGAAATGCCTGGAATGGCAAATCTCCAGAACATGTTTGGCAACATGGCTGGCGGTGGCAACGGTGCTAAGATGAACGTTGGGGCAATGCAAGCACATCTAGAACGAAATGTGAAAGCTGCTAAACAGCGTGAACGCATGAAACAAAAGGTCACCCAGAACGAATCATCGCAAGCAGCAAGTTCTCATGACAATGAAGAACAAAAGAAACAAAATGCACTTGATTTGGAACGTGCCACAAAAGAAGCGAATGAAGCATTGTTTTCTCTTTTACGTTCAGAGGGTGTTAGTGAGGAAGGCATTGAGAAGCTTGTATTTTCTACTGGCGAGACATATAAAAAGTCGCGTCCTGGCGATGGGCCGAACGCTCAAGGCAGTGAAGAGGTTAAGAAAAAAAAGCGGAAAAAGAAAAAGCGAAAGGGGGACAAATAAAAATACCTTCAACTATATATAATGACTAAATTTTGGTTGGTTGAACCGACAGTATTAATGAAAGAAGGCGATGTGACAAGCGTCTGGCCTTCCTCTAAAATGAACTTAAACGAAAAATTAAATGCAATGACGCGACTTACTATTATTTTGACCATTACAGGATACATTCTTACAAAAAAAATCAAATTTCTAGTTTCGGGAATTGTTACTGTGCTAGCGATTGTTATCTTATACGGAGTCAAAAATATGGAACTAACAAACACACTTCGCTTAGCAACTAAAAACGAAGGGTTCGAAAATAATGACGACTTGAAAGGCGTAACTGAGTACACAGAACCGAATCCCAAAAATCCAATCATGAATGTGATGATGCACGAGATACACGATAATCCCAACCGAAAACCTGCGGCACCATCATTTAATCCAGTCGTAGAAACAAAAATAAATGAATCCGCCAAAAAGTTCGTTGCAAGTAATTTTGATGATCCTAACATTGAAACTAAGTTGTTCAAGGATTTAGGAGATAATTTTAATTTTGATCAGTCTATGCGTGCTTGGTATCCAACTGCAAATACTCAAGTTCCGAACGATCAAAAAGGATTTGCCGAGTTTTGCTACGGCAATATGGTTTCGTGTAAAGATGGCCATGAACTCGCTTGTCTTAAATCAACTCCACACAGATGGACAACCAATTAAAACATACTGTCTATACGACAAATAAATTATGTAGAACCAATATATATATAACATGGCATCTGTATATGATTACTCATTTCACAACACTACAAGAATCGGTCTGGATGATGGCGACAAGAGCCAGGATAACATTCAAAATATGGCTTCGTCAAATTATATGCTTGATTACTTCATTCCAAAATCCCCGTCTACTCCAATTGATTTTGCCGCGAGTCAGATAAATATGAATATTAAGGGAGGATACCAAGTTGCCGTTGGTGGCTCAAATGTTGATGCGAGCACAAAATTGCTCCACAGTGCATTAAGTAAGCCAAAATGTAAGATTAGCCTCATGGAGCGTCCTTATACCACCGTTCCCTACCTTGGTAGAGGTAAACGAAATGTGGTGGCCGAATCGCAAATAATGCAGGGCGACCTTCAGCTAAATCGTAAAAGCGTGAATCCATCAAGCGAGGTTTGTTATCTAGGCTACAGTCAGACGCCGATGGTACCTTCACTCAAAAATACAATTACGAACCCGGCAAACCTGGTTGAAGGTGTGGCCGAGAAAGGATGGATACGCGGCGGTGTTCCTTCTAGAGAGTTTACAAGAGAGAATGATTATGCGAATAACCGCACATAAATAAAGCATAGCTGTATCAATAACTTAAATAAAACCATTAAGATTACGTAATGTATGATGATGGTTTTATTTGCACTTACAAATTACNCGATGAAGAGTATCAGGAGGCTTTATATCGTTCCCAGTTCTTACAAGCTTTTAAAATGAAAATGTGGGATGATAAACTAGTAGAAGAGAGAATATTAAAGATATACGAACAAATTAACGAGACACCTTGTATTCAATATTTAATTAACCAAGCTAAGAAGAGCAAGCATTTAGAAATGCTTGTATTATTTTGTGGCGATGACGACTTTACCATATTCAAAATGCTTTTTAAATACGAACTTTTTGATGCAACACACAAATGTATTTGCGATGCACTCAACAAAGGGAGTATCTCGCAGTCCAATAAAGATTACTTTTTACAAAATTTACAATCATAAAAATTATAATCATATACTATAAGATGGCTTCTACGCGCAATAAAAATACATTGGGAAATTATTCATTAGAACAGAAGCAAAATTCGTTGGTCGAGAAATATGAACTATACTCTAACTCGCAATACGGTCAAGCATATGTAAACGAGATGCCTGCGGTCGGTGTTTCGCATGGTTCTATGCCACGTGAAGTACTTTCAAAGAACCCAGTCGAGATCGAATCGATGCTTTTCGGTATAAATTCAACAAATTTAGTGAATCCACAAGCAGAAGTAAAACCGAAACTGAAGAAGCTGCCCGAGCGAACATTTTTTGAACGTCCACAACTAATCATGCCTGCTCCATTAGTCATTGAAAACAATCAACGGCCATTACCGTTGGCTTAATCGAATCACTTACGACATAGTCGTGTNTGTAATGTGTATTTATAAATTTTTGATAAACCGGATTTATAAATAATATAAATTTCATAAATACTTAATAACGCAAAATACACTATAACTATAGATAATCTAACATATACAAGATTTATTTTTCTCTCTTGAGATGTATATACATAAATGTCTTTCACAAGATATCATGATGATCCTTGTAGAAAACAAAAGCAGGTTCAAGAGTCAACCGGACCAGGTCGGTATATGTTAAATGTTCCTGGTCAAGGAAACAATCCATGTTATATGGAGGATCCTCATATTAGAATGGAAAAGTGGGGCGCGAATCTGATGAAAAATAGTATTAATCTTGAGAGCGACCTTAGAGGACTCACGCGAAAAATCAATCGGGATCTCATTGGAGTAAATGAGCATGCATCAAAACCTTCACAATCTAAACAGCCCAAATATCCAGTATCGGAAGTGTCGACTGACCAATCACGAGCTACCCATCCTGCATGGATGATGAAGGATTTAGAACAGAGCAATTGGAATTACCTTCATGATAATCCACAAGAACATGTTAATATTCCTTTTAACAACAACTTAAGCACACGTATCCTTGAAAAGGACCACTTTGTTCCCAAAATTCCCGACATTCAATGATGATAAGATTTTCCGTGTAGATTACAATATAAATATTATATATTAATCTATATATAAATGGCACAACTTGCTATACCTTTGATGGCATTAGGTGGATTTTATGTTATTGCCAATCATAAAAAGGAAACTCTTACAAACGATGATAAAAATGACGATACAAATGAAGCCACAATGAACGATTCAACAAAAGAAGGGTTTGCTAACAAGGCTGTTCCCAACTATCCGACGGTTCAACCTGTTAATTCAAGCAACGTACAGCATTACTCAGGATCGAATCAAACGACCGATAAATATTTTGATGAAGGTGTTACGCAACGGGTATCTGAAAATAACCCGCGTGAAAGCGTTGGTGGTGGTCGTCTACCCCAAATGTCTTTGACAGGGTCGCCAATCGACAAATCAAACTTCAAACATAATAACATGGTTCCTTTTTTTGGAGCAAAAAGTAACGGCGCGTCACTGTCATCTGATATTGCCGAAACCAGATTGGATAATATGCAGGGAAACGGTTCACAGGCATTTAAAAAGAAGGAACAAGCACCGCTTTTCAAACCACAAACAAATATGCAACATTCACATGGCGCTCCAAACATGAACGATTTCCTTCAATCGCGCGTTAATCCCAGTATGCGTATGGCAAACATTAAACCATGGAAAGAAGAGCGTGTCGCGCCCGGTCTTGGTAAAGGATTCACCACTGAAGGGGGCGTTGGATTTAACACCGGTATGGAAGCCAGAGATACGTGGCAACCCAAGACGGTTGACCAATTACGCGTTGCCACAAATCCAAAAGAAAGTTTTGGATTATCTGGTCACGAGGGACCTGCGAATTCAGTAATCAAACAGTCAGGAAATGNTCAAACACAAGGACGTGTTGAAAATTATGCGCCCGATACATATTACGCACTAGGACCTAATCGTTGGAATACAACCACGGGTATCGAAAAAGCACCAACGGCTCGTGGTATTGAAGTATTACAAGATGTTAACCGCACCGAAACTACAGAAGAATATTATGGTGGCGGTGGAGTTTTAGAAGGACAAGCAACCTATGCCAAAGGAGAATACCAAGAGTCACGAAGACCCACGCTAAAACCGAATGATGTTACAAATATATCCGCAGTAGGCAAACGTGGTGCATCGTCAAACGATTATGGAGTCTCTGGTTTCAAGCCCCTTCCGACAAATCGATCAACTGTAAAACAACCCGACGCGTTTGGTGGCGTGCAAGGTGTAGCACGTGCTGCAGTAGCTCCTCTCCTTGACGTTCTTCGTCCTTCAAGAAAAGAAAATGTTATGGGAAATATTCGTTCGAACGGAAACGCAGGCACCGCCGTTTCAAATGCCCGCATACATGATCCCAGCAAACGCACGAAAACAACTATTAGAGAGATGACTGAAGGCGCCATTAATTGTAACTACTTGAACGTTCAAGGACAGGATGCTGAAGGGTATTCCGTTTCTGCCCATCAACCAACCGCTGTTCAGCGTGATACAACAAACGTCCAATACACGGGAGGCGCAGGTCCAAGTGCCCAAACGGCGAATCAAAGTTACGATGCAGCATATCGACAGCGCAACAATAATAATAAAACACAGGTGAATCGTCCAAATCAGGGTGGAACGCAAATTTTCAATCAACAGGAAAATATTCGCATCAGTCGTCTGGACGCGGACAGAAACAACAACCGCATGTATGCTCCAAGCACAGGTCCTTCAATCATTCCTTCGAGAGATAATTATGGAGAAATTAATTCCCCCCAATGCTATGATAGCAGCATAAACAGTGAACGAATTAATCCTGATATTCTCTCCGCTTTCAAACAAAACCCTTATACACAGAGTCTTCAAAGCGTCGCTTAAAGGTTTTTTAGTAGTTAAGAATAAGTAAAAAGTATATATTTAATTTTCAAACCCAATTAAATATATATGGTGAATAGTGTTGAAAAATGACACTTGTTATTCATGAAACGATAATACGCAAACTAGAACATTTATTACAATCTAACAAAATACCAAATATAATATTTCATGGTCCACACGGTGGCGGTAAGCGAACCATTGTCAATAATTTCATTAACAGAATATACAATCACGACAAAGAAATGGTAAAGGAGTATGTCATGGATGTTAATTGTGCACACGGAAAAGGGATAAAATTTGTACGCGAAGAGTTGAAATTTTTCGCCAAAACGCACATGAACCTGAAAGGACAGGGCTACTTCAAAACAGTCATTTTATCTAATGCGGACAAGTTAACCATTGACGCGCAGTCTGCCTTGCGCCGTTGCATTGAGTTATTCAGTCACACAACAAGATTTTTCATTATTGTTGAAAATCGGTATAAGTTACTCAAACCAATTCTCTCGCGATTTTGNGAAATATATGTCTCTTTGCCGTTGGTAAAAGGAATAAGTGTTAATATGCATGAATATGCCATTCGTAATTGTTTTCGATACACAAACAGGGAATACTCGAGGAAAACCTGGTTAACTAAATTTATGAAGGCATTTGAACCTAACAACTATACCGACTTGTGCGAAACGGCAACATCATTATATGAAAAGGGATATAGTGGTCTCGATATTATTGACTTTGTTGAGAGTTCGGATATGGAAAACGGACAAAAATATCACTTGCTGCTTTCATTTCATAAAGTTAAGCGTGAGTTTCGAAACGAGAAATTGCTCATTTTGTTTATGCTGAATTTTATTTTTTTTCGTTCTGATACCGATTTAGAAAATATTTCATTTATGTAAATGGATGATTACTCAATGTCTAGTTTGAGTGAATCTAAAAACGAGTGGTGCGCCAGATTAGTAGATACACTTACTCCGGCAATTATTGAAGGACTTAAATCGATTTTCAAGGAGGCTTTAGAACTCTGCGAAGAAAATGGCGAAAATGACAAGTATCTAATGACGTTTCAGACGTTTCTTTCGAGAATCCCCAAATGGAACGATACTATCATTAGTGAGGAACGGGCACGTATTGAGAGAATAACACAATGTGGTTATTTAGAAGATTTGATCACTTGTGTTCATGTCATTCAACTTAAAGCACTTACATGCGTTCGTGTGGGACAAAAGCAAAAAAAAATAGATATCGACATTCCTTCTGTGAACGCATTCATTCATAAAGTTTACATTAATGTAGCGCGTAAATTATACACAAATGTATATCTCTTTGAAGCAGATATGCCACCATTACAACTTCAAAAAAATAATCGTGCTCTTGAAGTATTTACCCAAGAAAGCATTCTTAATACGATTCGCGACACCATGCCTGTCGAGACAATCCTGAGAGCATACATGGATGAAACAGAGGAAGAGGAAGTTAACATAAAGGAGGAAATTATCGAAGAACCTGTAGAAGAAACGCCAGACCCACAAGAGGTGACACAAGAGGCAACACAGGAGGCAACACAGAAGGCAACACAGGAGGCAACACAGGAGGAGAAAGAGAAGGCAACACAGGAGGAGAAAGAGAAGGCAACACAGGAGGAGAAAGAGAAGGCAACACAGGAGGCACCGGTTATTAACACACCCATATCAGACGCATCCGTTGCATCTGCGGCAGCTCCCACAAGTGTTATCGCACCAGAAAATATTAGNTTTTCAAATACCGACCAAACCCAAGATGCTTTAGGAAATGAAACGCTCGTGTCGGCTCCAAAAACCATCGAACGGTTGGAACAAATCGCAATGGAAGCGGCACAGAAACGGCGCGACGAAGAAGATGAAGAAGATGATGAAGATGATCGATTAATTATTGGCGATAACGTTCGTCTCGATATTGCTGACATCAATGATTTAAATAAACCTCCACCACTTCCTCCGCCTGTTTTAGATGATATTGAAATTTTGTCGTAATGCGTTGAATAATCACATTGATTTTAATACCTTAATTTAATGACTAATTATTTTTCAACCGCGGCAGTAATTGCAATTGTCTTTGCCATTGTGAAGTTTATTGAAATGCGTTTTCTAGTAAAGGAGACCAAACCAGTAAAAGAAGTTACACGTGATGTTTTGGTAGTGTATTTGAGTGCAGTTTTAGGAATATTTGTTCTCGAACAAGTTGATATTACTGATAATGCAAAAACCAACACTTCCGTATTTGTAGGAACACCAGAGTTCTAAAATTTAGAATTTGTCTTCGTTATGAAGACAAATTCNAAGTGAACATTTTTCAATGAAAATATACATGTAAAATGGAGAACTATTTTTATTAATTATCCTTCTATTGCAAGCTTTCCAACTTATCTACGTTGAATATTTTGTGTTTTTGAATTTTCTGAATTTTCTTTTTTGATACTTGATATTTTGTAAAGTATTCGTCTTTAATTACATCAGATGGAATGTGGTTGTGAACACTCCGTGCAATCATTTTGTATAGTTTAAATTCCGGATACCGTTCTTCACCATTTGTTTTATAGAGAATATTACGACCTTTATCGTCATTACACCAATTCATCATAATCTTAATAATAGGTTTATCTTTATCTTTCGATTCTTCAAGCATATCGTATAACGCACAACCAAGTCTACACAAGTCAAAACTGAAATTTGGTTCAATGCGTGGTTTATTTTCATTCAAATACGGCTCAAAATTATACTGTGTTGCGGCGTCTCCTTTTGGATGATAAGAATCGCTACATAGGACATTTCCGCGAAACTTATAAATGGCTCTACCAAAGTCGATTATTTTGTAGATTTTACCAAACGTAGGAACTTTATAGTGATTTCCATTATATTTGTAATAAAGGTACTGTTTGTCTGTCCGAACATACATAATATTGTTCGTATGTAGGTCGTTATGTGTCAATCCAAACACTTTTTGATATACTATAAGTATCATCAATATTTGTGTGACAATGGATCCATACTCCTCATAAGATGGTTCCTCTGTTGAAATTAAAGAGTCGAGAGTTTTTTCACACTTTTCTAACGCAACTAACTGAACCGGAAAGCATGGAATTTTCACAAAAGCCTCGTCTTCAGATGCTGTGGTGAAAGAGTATTCATCTCCATCTTCGTCCTCATCTGTATCTGTATCTGTATCTGTATCTCTATCTCCACGTTGACTATCGTTTCCTTTCTCTCTTTTTTTACCTTCTATAGTGAGTGAATCTATGTCATTGCTACTACCTACAGTGTTCGATGAACGCGACGAGCAGTTGGATGTTTCCGATGTATCCGAACAAGCATCCGAATTTTCTTCGTCCATATTTCTAAGAACAACTGGTGAATCATAAAGAAGCGTTGCAGATATATCATATAATCCGGTAGATTCACTACCGTTTTTCGTTTTGAATTCTTTAAAAATTTTGTTCAAACCAGATAAATCACTGATGTCAGATAACTCCAATATGTCTTTGTCGTTAAGTGTTTCGTCTGTCATTTTAAGAGGTTCTTTAAAGTTGCGTGTTCCAAAGTTCATAAAATCGGATTGAAATGTTGTGTCATATGTGTATAGAACGCCTCGATTTTCATGAAACGGTTTACACTCATGTAAATAATCCAAATCATCGGCAATATTAAACATATAATCATTTTTCATTCCTAAATAAGAACCGTAAAAATCGAGTCCATGTATGAAACCGTAATGGTGATACGTTACACTCGTTAGATAACTGAAGAAACTGTCAACATAAGCTGCGTTGTTTGAATCTCGAACCTTCGTCATACCACGTGTTTGGTCAGTTAGCGTGGGAAGATTTAGCAAATTTGTATCCGAAATATCATATTTACCTGTAATGTACTTTATTGGATCGATCAATGGTATCATTTTGAAAAAAATATGTTTTTCACTCACTTGTCCCTTTTTATTTTCAACAAGACCAACATATTTATTTTCACTATGCCGTTTCATTATCTTGGTAACTTTTAATTCTTGATTCAAGTTGATATTGTTGAAGTTCGTTTCGTTTAGAGAGAAAAACCTCTCATATATTGGAATATAATTCTGTATTTTGGAAACATTTAAAAGGTCGGCGTCTTCTAAAGTTTTGAAAAGTGTTGCATTATCATTTTTTTGATACGTAAAGTCCATAGTTGATGAATACAAAATTTCTCCTATGATTTAACTTATTTTGTTTTAATAGCATTGCGGAGAAAGTATTCATTTATAATATTTTACCTCTATACATGACGCTAGAACTGAAAAAATTTGATATGTCTCATATTAGCTTCAAACCAGATGAAAACAAGGGTCCAGTTGTAGTCCTAATTGGCCGTCGCGATACGGGTAAGAGTTATCTCGTTCGAGATTTACTTTATTACCATCAGGATATTCCCATAGGTACTGTTATTTCAGGAACAGAAGCCGGTAATGGATTTTATGGTAGTCATGTTCCAAAACTCTTCATTCACGATGAGTACAACACTGCCATCATTGAAAATATACTAAAACGTCAAAAAACCGTTTTAAAGCAAGTGAAAAAGGAAATCGAAAATTACAAAAGAACCACCATAGACCCACGAGCGTTCTGCATTTTGGATGATTGTTTGTTCGACAACTCATGGACAAAGGATAAAATGATGCGCCTGCTCTTTATGAATGGTCGTCATTGGAAAATAATGCTCATCATTACAATGCAGTATCCGCTTGGAATTCCTCCTAATTTGAGAACAAATATAGACTACGTGTTCATTTTGCGCGAGCCTTATATCTCAAACAGAAAACGAATATGGGAGAACTATGCGGGGATGTTTCCCACCTTCGAAAGTTTCTCTCAGGTGATGGATCAGTGCACCGAAAATTTCGAATGCTTGGTTGTGAACAACAACGCCAAATCTAACAATCTACAAGACCAAATATTTTGGTATAAAGCGCAACCACACGGCGACTTTAAGCTCGGATCTAAAGAGTTCTGGGAAATATCCAAAGACCTGAATTCTGATGACGAGGAGGATTCATATGACCCTAATTCGGGAAGAAAACGAGGTCCTAAAATAAGTGTTAGAAAAAGCAAATGGTAGTGTTTGACCTAGTCAAACCACTCTAAATTTTGGCAGCAACGCATTTATTTTCTTTGATAAACTTATCCTTGTCAATGATAAAGACAAATTCACATTTATGAGTTTCAGGCATTCTATGTAGTATACAGAACACTTTATTGCAACGACATTTACCCATCATTTCTTCAACTTTAGAGACTTTTCTTTTACATTCGGGTTCAGAACAAATTTGTTTCGGCATGTTTCTTACATATAATTCGAGTGAAATATATTTAAGTTCAATTTTCTCCGTGTTATTTCTATTCGTTGCTCGATGTTACATCTTTCGCTGAAGTGACATCTCCATCATCGGCATTATCATCAGCATCAGCGTCAGCATCGATTTTTGGAGCGGAACCGTCTGATTCGTTCGATTCCGACTCAGCTTCCTCCGAAATATCCATCAACACCTTAGTCTTCGGCAGCGGATTTTCTGGTTTAGACAGGTCACTGAGTCCATGGTCGGAGTTTTTGTAATCAATCACCACATTGTCGTCTTCAAATAACTCTTTGCGAACATCGGCGACTGTGACCTCATCACCCAATTTTGTGTCCAAACTGCTTTCGTTGTTAACACTTACGAGTTGTCCATCATTGTTGATCGTTTGCGTCAATACATTGCCGCTGTCCAGCGCCTTCTTCTTATTTTCTTCAATTGCATTTTCCTTTGCCTCTCGCATTCGCTTGTCAAATTCGACTTTCGCGTTCTGCTCGTTCACTTTTTTCTCCTTCATTAATTGATTAAGTTCATCTTCAAGATACTCGACGCGCCCCGTCTTATAGGCTTCAGGATGGAACGGCATCCACATACCAACCGGACCAACAAATACGTCATGATTCGGATCAACTTCACGTAACATCTTACACCGAAGCTCTGCCTCTTCTTGACTTGGGTAAGAGCCGCGGATTTTAACACCACGAACGCTGGTCTTAAATGCGTGTTCCTGATTAAATGTGTCATCTAACTTGCTCTCATTTGAATCCATAAAGTTCTTGAACTCGTCTTCCAAATTTGTGGCGAAAAGGTTTTCGCGCTCCTCCTTGCAAAACTCCTCCAGATCCTTCGTAAGATCATCAAAGTTTAGGCTGTATTTGAACGAAAGGAAACTGAGAAACTGTGTATATTTAGACAATGATTTAGTCATATCCCATTGTTTTAAAAACTCATTAAAATTATAAATTTGTCGGTCCTTTAAAATTTTTTCTGGCGATAAAAATGATACACACACAAATTTTTGACCAGCAACAGCCTTGTCTTCATCAAGAACGTCAACATATTTCTTATTTTGGGAACCATCAATATTTAGCCTACATTCGACCCCGTGCGGACGCTCGCTTGTATTCGACAAATCGCTCATATACGAATATATCGGCTGTTAAACTTTAAGTGTTTTATATGCGATATATTTTTTTCTGTTTATTTAGTATAATCATGAATATCGTTGATATTGTGAATGACTTCGATCTTGGTGAACTTCTTAAGCGCGCAATCAAATATCTTGTTGAGGGCATCATGGTAGCGCTTGCTGCCTTTGCTATTCCTAAACGTGCTCTTAACCTCGACGAGGTTGCGCTTATTGCACTGACCGCTGCGGCAACATTCAGCATTCTCGATACCTTCGTTCCGGCTATGGCTGTAAGCGCACGCTCCGGTGCCGGTTTCGGTATTGGCGCCAACCTTGTCGGGTTCCCGCGTCCTCTTTAAACATTTACAAGTAATAGTTTGACGAATACGAATACGAATACGAATACAACCTAACATTCAATTAAACAACAAAATACTATAAATAACATTATAAANATGTTATTTATGGAATAAATACTGATTGTAAATTCATATTGTAGGAATGAACTCCCAATCCAACTCCTCGCATATGTTTCGCCAGATTTCGTCCTGCTCGATACGCTTCTCGCGATCTTTCAACATTGGAAAGAATGGCAAGAATTCGCGCTGATCGAGCAACTCACACAATTTGTAGACAGTGTAATAGTAATTTAAAAAATTTACACGATCTTCCGGACAATACTTTGCATATGGACCCTGAATTTCCATAAACAGATTGCACAGTGTATCTTCGAGTTCAGGACTCATAATCGGCGGTTTTATACCCAACTTATCTTTGATAAACGGAATATGTTCGTAATACTTATTGTAACCCAAACGTTTCAATATCTCCTTGGCCCGTTTATTCGTTATTTGGTCAAGACCAATTCGCTCTTTCTTAATCTGAAGTTTGATATTTTCTAATACTTCGTCGGGTATCTGCGTGGTTTCCTTTGCCTGGAATTGTGCCAAGACCTCTCGAAAATGGTTGATACGTTTGTAAGCATAAAAGCATACCTCTTTGGGCGGTTCTTTGTATGACGGCTTTTCATTTTCGACGAGGTACTGCACTGTAGACGAGCAATTATTGCAAACGAGTTGACCTTCATGCACAATGGGAATCATCTCTCCAACACGACAAGTTTCGCAAATATCAGTTTGAACAACAAAACTTCCAATATCCATAAATGAATCGTCCACGTTTGTCAAAAACTTTTGAACGTTGTTCCTTTCTTTAGCAACTTGTTCGACATTCAACTTGTCCGTTTTGAAAAATTCATTCAAAACAGTTGTTTTATTTGTTCCTTCTGTCACCTTCATTTTATTTTCGAAATAATCAAAGACAAGCTCCGAGTTGTTTAGCAGATAATTCTTCTCACGCTCCTTCAAACTTCGTAATGTTGTTGCTATTTCTCTTAATCGGTCCTTGATTTCCAACTTTTCGTCGATCGACAATAGTTCTTGAGAAAGTTGTTCTCGTAACTCAGTTCGCTCTTTGCGCAGAGCTGGAATGTCGGACTCTTTCACTTGTCGTAACTCGTCAATAATTTCTTGGTGTTTCGCGTCGAGGGTCGTTATGGAGTTTCTCGCAACTACTATTTTACGAGTATTTTTCTGTTTGAACTTTGGCATAATATATTCCTATTTATATTTTTTGTTTAATTAAATATATTTCGTGTTATTGTTTTCTTCATTTTATTGTAATGGATACGATACGCATAAACGCACCCGAAAATCTAAAAGTCGATTATATCAAATTACAAAAGATGGCATTTGTTTACAACGCTGTGCAGTCTGGGTGGAAAGTCTCGATGAATGGCGATACCTATGTGTTCACTAAAAAGCACGAGGGGAAAAAGGAAATTTACCTCGACACATTCGTAAAGTCGTTCGTGGAGAAAAACATGGATATAAACAAAGTCAACAATTAAATCTTTTTCGTAAATTTTTTTTCTTTAGCAATATTATAACTATGGGAGGAGGATTAATGCAACTCGTAGCCTACGGCGCACAGGACGTTTACCTTACCGGCAACCCGCAGATTACCTTCTGGAAGGTGACCTACCGTCGCCACACCAACTTCGCGATGGAGTCGATCGAGCAGACCTTCAACGGCCAGGCCGATTTCGGCCGCCGTGTCACCTGCACCATCAGCCGCAACGGTGACCTCGCTTACCGCACCTACCTTCAGGTGACCCTTCCTGAGATTGGTCAGGNCCAGGCCGCATACGCCCGNTGGCTCGATTTCCCGGGAGAGCAGATAATCTCGCAGGTCGAGGTCGAGATTGGTGGCCAGCGCATCGACCGTCAGTATGGCGACTGGATGCACATCTGGAACCAGCTCACTCTTTCCAAGGAGCAGGAGCGTGGCTACTACAAGATGGTTGGCAACACTACTCAGCTTACCTACATCACCGACCCGAACTTCGATAAAGTTGATGGCCCGTGCAATTCTACTGCCCCTCACAACGTATGCGCCCCGCGCAACGCCCTTCCGGAGACGACCCTCTACGTGCCGCTCCAGTTCTGGTACTGCCGCAACCCAGGTCTTGCTCTTCCACTTATTGCCCTTCAGTACCACGAGGTCAAGATCAACCTCGATCTTCGCCCGATTGATGAGTGCCTCTGGGCCATGAGCGCACTAGCCAGTGGCACTAAGGCACCGTCTGCTTACCAGCAGTCGCTTGTTGCTGCGTCGCTCTACGTCGACTACGTGTTCCTGGACACCGACGAGCGTCGCCGCATGGCACAGAACCCGCACGAGTACCTCATTGAGCAGCTCCAGTTCACTGGCGATGAGTCGGTCGGTTCGTCCTCGAACAAGATCAAGCTCAACTTCAACCACCCATGCAAGGAGCTCGTCTTCGTCGCCCAGCCGGACGAGAACGTAGACTACTGCAAGTCCCTTGAGGATGACAGCGTCCTCGCTAATGTCCTTGGTGCCCAGCCGTTCAACTACACTGACGCCATCGACGCGCTCCCGAACGCTATCCACGCCTTCGGTGGCCCAACCTCGCTTGCTTCTGGGTCGTTCATCGACGGCTCTGGTCTGTTCGATGACGCTGTCGCGAATCAAGTTTCGACTGGTGGTGATAAGCACCCCACGGCGGACTTTGCCAACTCCGATACCGTGGGTTCGTCCCTCTCGGATGCTGGCACCTTCGTGCTTGCCGAGACCGCGCTTGACATGCACTGCTGGGGCGAGAACCCGGTCGTCACCGCCAAGCTGCAGCTCAACGGCCAGGACCGCTTCTCGGAGCGTGAGGGCACCTACTTTGACCTCGTCCAGCCTTACCAGTCGCACACCCGCGCTCCGGACACCGGCATCAACGTCTACTCGTTCGCCCTTCGCCCGGAGGAGCACCAGCCGTCGGGCTCGTGCAACTTCTCGCGCATTGACAACGCGACCCTTCAGCTCGTCCTGTCGAACGCCGCCGTTGCTGACACCAAGACCGCCAAGGTCCGCGTCTACGCCACCAACTACAACGTCCTTCGCGTCATGTCGGGCATGGGTGGCCTCGCTTACTCGAACTAGATCCTTTCATACTAAATCGTGTATGAGGTAAACATTTAAAATCATATTTTTACACAATAAAAATATGGTTCCGTTATGTTACAATTACAATATAGAAACATATAACAATACAACTTAAATAATATTCTTTGTATATAAGTAGATATGCAAATCTTCATCAAGACACTCACAGGAAAGACGATTACGCTCGATGTCGAGCCATCTGATACTATTGAAAACGTGAAGCAAAAAGTCCAAGACAAGGAAGGCATTCCGCCTGACCAACAGCGCCTGATTTTTGCGGGAAAACAACTCGAAGATGGACGCACACTTTCTGACTATAATATTCAGAAAGAGTCAACACTACATCTTGTCTTGAGGCTTCGATAAACAAAATTACAAATTTGTATAATAAGCGATGATAACAGCATCACTTATTATAAATAGTTTTATATACCCGATATCGATAAATTTTATTTTACATTTTTGTTTAGAAATTCTCTCGCTTCTTCTGGTTCCAAACATAGTGGTGTATTATCAAAAGGAGAGAAAATAAATACCATTGTTCGAAATAATGGTCTATTTTTGCCATATGCATACAAAAAAATAATTATTCAAATAAAATGCGAAGTTTGTCATAATCAAGTAACACTTCTTGTTCTGATGATTTCTGTAACTTATCACTATTTGAAATTACGTCAGGAGGACGATTTCGCATGTTAAGTATATTATTATTATTATTATTATTATTATTATTATTCAACTCAACATTTGTTTCGATAATATCATCATGTGTTTTATTTGATAATGTATAATCACAAAAGACAATCAATCCACTTAATGACACACCACCAATTACACTTTTCGCAAACTTACAAAATACCATATTATATGAATATTATTACTTTTTATTTATATAAAAATATTAGTTTGTCTCTACATTTATTATTATTATTATTATTATTATTATTATTATTATTATTATTATTATTATTATTATTAACTATTA